GACGACCCTTGGCACTCAAACCCCTCAAGCCATCCAAGGCCAAGCGCAAGGACAAGCACCTGCCATCAGTGGAGCAGCAGGCCAGGGACTGGCTGGCAGCCTACAACTTGGAGATGCAGCGCAGGCAGGCGTTCCTGCAGTCGCAGGAGCAGCAGCCCCTGGAGTCTCGGGTAACGCACGTCAGTTGGCGTCTGCACAGTCCGAGCTGGGACAGCCTCTCGCCGCAGGTGCAAGCGAAGGTGAACGAGCTGCAGTCGTAGGCGGCTTGCTGTTCAGCAACAAGGTCAAGTCCGCCCCGATTTCCGCCATTAGGCTGGCACAGGACCGCATTGCCCGCCAGAGTGGTGTGGAGTTTGTCCCTGTCTTGCCTGACCAACTGACCGAGCAGCAGCGTGCGGCATCCCTAGTGGCTACCTTGAATGGCCAGACCGCGACGTTCATAGAGCAAACGGGCGGCGACCCGCAAAAGATGCCCAACGGCCTGGCAGTTGCTGGCAAGCACGTCATGATTGACGTCAATTCTGAAGACGCCGTTCTGCCTGTGGCCATGCACGAAGTGTTTCACAACATGCCGGACAACATTCGCAAGCCGCTTGAGGTGGCGCTGCGCAAGTTGTTCAAGCCGGGCATGGAAGGCGACTTCAAGAAAAGTTTCAATTACAAAGACGCGGATCTCGACAAAGAGATTCCGGCGATGATCACGCAGGCCGTGACCAGGCGCAAAGACTTCTGGAACGAACTGCGCCAGGAGATGGGCAACAAGGATTTCAGCGCCGTAGCAGAGCTGATCATCACGCGCTTGGACAACTGGGTCCGGGGCGTCAGCAAGGTGTACGGCGACGGGTTCGTCAACAAGTACGTCACCGACGTCAACGAAGCGCGCAGCCTGCTCGCCAAGGCCTACGCCCAGTCGATGCGCGACCAGGGCCTGCAGCCTGATGTGGCCGTGGTGGGTGACGGGCAGGTAATGGCGTCGCAGCGCTCCCGCGTGGGCATGAACTTCAAGGACGTCGTCAAGCGAACGCCAGAGCTGCAGGCCGCGGCCGAGCGTGTGAAGGCAGGCGAGATGACCGCTGCCGAGTACGACGCCCTGGTCAACCAGGTGCTGGCGAAGAACCCGGTGTACGGCGACAAGGCTGACGTCCTGTTCAGCAACAAAGCGAACGCTGACGCAACGGCTGAAGGCAAGCGTGTTGGATCGGTCGACACCCACATCTTGGCTGCCGTGCGTGGCGAGCGGTCCATGGCAGACCGCACCGTTATCTCTGCGGAGGAAAAGGCCAAGATTCGCGCGAGCGCGGCTAAGCTCAAGCTGCCCGTGAGTGATTTGGAGGCCCAGGTGCGTGAGCACAAGGCGGCCCATCCTATTGAGGATGGATGGGCACCTCTGCTGTTTTCCGGCGTGAAGAAAAACGAGGACACCGGCAAGTACGACCTGCAGTACAAGACCGTTCCCTACGAGTTCAGCAACGGATCAAACGGCAAGGCGCTTCAGCCCGGCACGCCCGCCTACAAAGCTCAAGTAGATCGGCTGTCAGGCGGGATGCTGGCGGCGGTGCGAGCCGTCTACCGGCGCGCGCTTGACGGAGACGCTGCGGCTCGCAAGATCATCGACCAGTCCGGTTGGTACAAGGAGATGCGCACCAGGCTGCGGCAGGAATTCGGCGGCCTGGGCGATCTGTTTGCTGACCTGCTGGGGGCCACCAGCCCAAACACTCCCGTCCGCACCAACTGGGACAACAGCGTTGAAGCCTTGCGGCTGCTTTCGCAAGGCAATTTCGATGAGCTGATGCCGCGATGGCTTGCGTGGTCTGACAGGGTTGACGAAGTCGAGACTGGCTTCAGGGCTTGGTTCAACGACCGCCTGAAGGACGGCATGTCCAAGGCCAACATCAAGAAGACCAGCGATTACAAAGAGTTCGCCCGCGAGGCTTCTCAGGCCAGGGAGATGCCTGATGACCTCATGCCGACCAAAGCCAACGGCAAGAAGTTTGGCTTCAATGGTGGCAACGTCGTCCGCGCTTTCGTCGACCTGTGGCGAGTGGTCAAGAACGCAGACCCTGACATCAACCGCGGCGGCACGGCGCCGAAAGCCATCAACTTCTCCGGCAACCTGATCGGCTTCCGGGCTCGGGCCACGATCGACGTGTGGGCTGCGCGCATGCTGCAGCGGCTGGCCGGCGGACTACGCATCCCCAGCATGGCTGAAGGCGGGGTAAGCGGGCAGGCCCTGGAGGACGGGCGCAACACCCTACAGTTCGGCTTCGGGCAGGACGTGTTCAGCGAGGCTGTCAAGCTCATACGCAACGACCCTGAGCTGTCTCAAGACTCGACGTTGCGCAGCATCAACGACGACGACCTGCAAGCGCTGGTGTGGTTCATTGAAAAGGAAGTCTGGACCAAGGGGAACTGGACCTCGGCGGCTGGCGAGGGCGGGTCTTTCGAGCTTGAGTCCGACCTAGCCGGCATCCGCGACCGCGAGGCGGTGGTAGACCTTCGCCGCGCGGCCGACAGTTCAGTATCTTCGACCGCTGAGCAGAGACAGCAGGCGACCGCTGACATTGCGCGCTTGAAACAAGAGATTGAAAGTCTGCCTGCCATTGCGCAAGCCAACGCAGTTCTGGCCCGCAACGCCGAGCGTGTGGTTGCAAGCAAGACAGCCAAGCCAGAGGACAAGCTGACCAGCGCGCAAAAGGAGGAGATCAAGGCCGAGAACGCAGCGGCCCGCAAAGCGATCGCCAAGGCTCGCGCATCCGCTGCGGTCAGTAGCATCGAGAGGCAGATCGGAAAGGCTCAGCGCACGCTGAAGAAGCCTACGGTCGAGGAGAGCCAGGCCACCCGGGCGGCAGCAATCGGCAAGCTCAAGGACATGTCGCGCACTGTCGACAGGTTTGTCGGAGGGGTGTCTATCCAGCAGGGCGCTGAGCAGGGTGTGGAGGCCACGCCTCCTTCTGACGCACAGATGGCCGAGCTTGCGAAGTCGGTCGAAGACGCGGTCATCAAGGTTGACGACGGCGCCACCGTGATCGGCCTGAAGTCCATTTCGACGCAAGGTCTCTACGGGTCCGTCGAGCGAGCGTTGGACCTGGAGGTGATTGCTCGTGCCGGCTTCGACGCTCGGCCGATGGCCGCTGCGGTGTTCAAGGCGGCCGACGAAGCTCAGCAAGACGCCGCGTTCGTCGCACGGGTGCTGCGCCCGGATGAGCAGTTCGATCCGCTCAAACACCGGCCCGGCATTGAGATCTACTTCCGGGACATGAAGCAGGCCGATGCCGCGGCCAAGATGATGGCTGAGATCGCCGGCAAGCGCATTGCCAAGGCCACGGAGTTTGGCCCTGGTTACTTTGAGGTGGCCGGTTACACCATCATCGTGGACGGCCGCCGCACACCGACGACCCGCTCTGGCGCGATGGGCACTCCGGTTGGCATGCGGATCATCTACATGCCGGAGTTTGAGGCGCGATACGGCGTCGACAAACGGCTCGTTGATGCCTCAGAAGATAACATTCGTGATATAGTCAACGAGCGCGCAGACAACCTCGACAACTTCGCCGACGAAGTCATGCGCACGTTTAACGGCGTATCTTTTGCCGGTATTTTCAACTACGAAGTCGACACGCGGTTCGCGGGCGAGTATCAAGGAGCAATTGATGCCTACACAGGTGCAGGAACTGCAGCAGCGGCTGATCAGGGCCGAGGCCCGGCTTGGCAAGGACGCCCCGTTCGTGAGAGCGTTGCGGCAGCAGTTGGACGGGTATCGGTCGATGGAAGCCAACAGGGAGGAGAACTTCCTGGTGGGGACCAGGTCCTCGCCTCCAATCGAGCCAACAGAGACCGAGGAGGACGCGCAGATAGTGCAGGACCGGCGCCGCTTCCGGGCGCTCCAATCATCAAGGGCGCAACAGGGCCGGACCCCCGCATCGTCGCAGTCGCAGAGCAGTACGCCCGCGACAACGGCATCGACCTCAAGCGCCAAGCAGAATACGTTCAAGTAGACCCCAGGCGCGCGCTGCGCATCGCCAACGCCTACGAGGTCATGCGCCACGCGCCCAATGACCCGAAGGTCAAGGAAGCCTACAGCAACCTGATCAAGCAAGCTACTGCGCAGTACCGCGCACTTGAAGACGCGGGCTACAAGTTCTGGTTCATCGACCCCGAGAACGACCCGTACAAGAGCCCCTGGGACGCGCTGCGTGAACTGCGGTCGACCAAGACCATGGGCGTGTTTTCTACTGCCGACGGGTTTGGTAGCGACGAGTCGAGCAGCGGCAGCCAGAGCAACCCAATGGAGGCTGATACGGGCATGCGCTGGCCCTATGGTTCGCCTGATGGTGAGACCAGGCCCGTTCTGGCCAACGACCTGTTCCGCGCAGTCCACGACGCTTTTGGCCACGGCATGGAGGGTGCTGGCTTCCGCGAGCACGGAGAAGAAAACGCCTGGCAGGCCCACGCCAGGCTGTTCACCGGCAGTGCCGTGGGCGCCATTACCAGCGAGACACGCGGCCAGAACTCGTGGCTGAACTTCAAGGCCACACCGCTGCGGAAAATGGTTGGCGACGCCAAGGCTGAGAAGCTGCACCCTGACAACTGGCAGACCATCACGACCGGCGAACACAACCGCACGGCCAAGGTTGAAGACACCATCTTCGCGGACCAGAAGACCGGGCTCATGCCAGAGTGGACGTGGACCGAGGGGCGGGCTGGCGACATGGACGTCATGGCCAGCAACCGCGCGGCAAAACCAGAGCTGGACAAGGACGTCGTCGCCCTGTTCAAGGCCCTGCAAGACTCCCGCGGCCTGGGCCGCATCCGAGCCCAAGAGCGGGTTGACGCGCACCCCATGGCTGAGACAATCCGTCAAGTGGATGGTGATTTCATGGACATCCTTGAGAGGCTGGACGACGCCGGCCTTGTGAAGATCAACTGCAAGTGAGGTATCACAATGCCTGTTTCCAACCTTCTCGACAAAGCCACCGAGGACATGCTCAACCGGGCTGTTCACGCTGAGCTTTACGCCTCGCACCTGTACAAGCATGTGGCCAACCAGATGCAGCGCGTCGGGTTCTTCGGCACGCAGAAGTTCTTCGCAGGCGAAAGCGCCGACGAGCTGACGCACTACCAGCGCATCGCCGACTACATGAACGACCGAGGGACGATGGCCAAGGTGCCGGCGCTGGAGGCCTGCACCGAGAAGGTTTCCGACGTGGCCGAGGCGATCGACCTGGGCTACGAGACCGAGCTGCAGCTCATGCGCGACTACGAGAAGTGGTATCGCGACTGCAAGTGCGTCATCACCCAACAGTTCCTGCTGCAGTTCTTGGAGCTGCAGCGCAAGAGTGTGGGCGAGTACGGCGACCTGCTGGCGCGCATCGCGATCGTCTCCGACAACATGGCCGGCATGCTGCTGATCGACCAGGAGCTTGGCAATGGCTGACTGCAACTACACATTCAAGACCGCAGAGGGCGAGGTCACCATCAAGGGGATGGCCGAGATGAAGGCCTTCTTGGCCTTGAATGGTGTGGATGCGATTGAGGGCGCTGGCCCCGATGTGATGGCCAGCAATCGGGCGCGCCCAACGATCGGCCAGAACTTCACGCTGCCCGCAACCAGCAAGGCTGAGTCCGCTCTCATCAAGCTGCAGGACGACGCGCTGCGCATGAAGCGCGTGATCGCCGCGGTCAAGGCAAAGGGCGGCACCGTCGGCGAGGCGCAGAACTTCTACGACGCCAACACCCTGATGCCTGGCCGCGTCCAGGCGACGATGGACAACTTCCGCGACAACGTCATGCGGCCGCTGATCGACAAGGCTGTGGCTGCCGAAATCGACATGGACGAGCTGGCTCTGTACGCCTACGCCAAGCACGCCAAGGAGCGCAACGCCTACATCGCCAGCATCAACCCGCGCATGCCGGATGGTGGTTCGGGCATGAAGGACGCCGACGCCGACCAGATCCTTGCGGACGTGGCGGCAGGCCCCAAGGCTGCCCAGTACGACGAACTGCATCGCGACCTGATGGCGATCACCGCCAACACGCGCCAGGTGATGCTGGCCGATGGCCTGATCTCGCAGGACGAGTTCAACGCACTGGACGGGGCCTACCAGAACTACATCCCCCTGCGCGGCCTGGAGAACGTGGACGAGAACACCGGCGCCATACGCCCGGGTGTTGGCCGCGGCATCAATGTGCGCGGTGGCGAGACCATCAGGGCACTGGGCCGCAAGTCACGAGCGAGCGACCTGATCGAGAACGTGATCCGCGACTACCAGCGTGTGGTCATGCGGGTTGAGAAGAACGACGTGGGCAAGGTCCTGCTGGACTTCGTCCTGTCGAACCCTGACCCAGACCTCTGGGGCGTGGACGTTGAGCGCAGCAAGCCCAGCCTGAACAAGGCAACCGGCCTGGTGCAGTACACCAAGACCATCGAGAAGGGTGAGGACACCATCGGCGTCAAGGTCGGCGGCGAGCAGGTCTACATCAAGCTGGCCGACGCTGACCTGGCCCGCGCCATCCGCCAGGCCTGGAAGGATGAGACCAGCGGCCTTGAGCGTGCCACGCTGGCTGTGTCTGGCTGGTGGAACAACTGGCTGCGCAACGTCCTGACCCGCTACAACCCCGCCTTTGCAGCGATCAACATCCCCCGCGATGCGCTGTGGTCGGGCACGTCTGCCGCCCTGGCAGAGCTGGGGCCAAAAGGCCTGGCCCGATACCTGGCCAATTACGGCAAGGCGCTGATGGCGTCGTCTCGCCAAGAGGCCGGTGTAAGTGGCACGGCCAACAGGTTCATCGGCAACCAGTCGGTGGACCAAGTCTTCCAAGAGTTCCGCAACGCAGGTGGTATCACCGGTGGCTTCTACATGCGATCGCTGGAGGACATCAACACCGACCTGCGCAACGAGATGCTGCTGGCTGGGGCAAAGACGACCAATATCCGTGAGGCACTGAAGAACAATCTGTGGAACCAGACGCCGGGCATGGCTCGCGCACTGAAGGCAGCCGGCGTATCCAACGTCACTGCAAATCAAGTTGCGTCCTACCTGTCGGCATCCGGCACCATGAGGGCGCTGGAGTTCATGGGCTCAGCCTCCGAAAACGCCACCAGGTTTGCCTTGTACCAGGCGGCCAGGGATGTAGGCAGGACGCCCGCCCAGGCAGCGCTGCTGGCCAAGGATGGCACCACCAACTTCAACCGCAAAGGCGAGTGGGGTGGTGCGCTGAACAACATGTACCTGTTCTTCAACGCCGCAGTGCAGGGCACCGTACAGCTTACCAAGGTGATGAGAAGCCCGGCCGTCCAGGCCTCCATGGCTGGCGTGGCCGGCGTCGGATTCATGCTTGCGATGTACGGCGCCTCGGCTGGCGGCGAGGATGACGACGGCGAAGCCTACTGGGACAAGATCCCCAGCTACGTGAAGGAGCGAAACCTGGTGTTCATGCTCCCGCCAGGCGAGCCTTTGATGGACGGCATCACCCGCGTGGGCAAGCGCGGCCGGTACTTCACGCTGCCTGTGCAGTACGGTTTCAACATCTTCCCCAACGCGGGCTACGTGATGGCCGACGTGTTCCGCAACTCGCAAGACCCCAAGCGCGGCTTGACGCCCACCAAGGCTGGCCTGCACATGGCGTCGGTGTTCTTCGGGTCGGTCAACCCGCTGGGTGGGGCGATCGACTTCGGGGACAAGAACAGCGTCTGGCTGGCCGCCCTGCCGACGATTGCCGACCTGCCGTATCAGATTTCCGAAGGCATCGACTCGTTTGGCCGGCCATCCTCACCAGAAAAGGCGTCTTGGGACATGCGGCCAGACTCTTCGCGCATGTTCACCTCGCAGATCAACACCGTACCGGAGAAGATCGCCAAGGCACTGAACGAACTGGGCGGCGGCAATGAGGCCAAGGCCGGGCAGATCATGGGGATTGAGACATCGGTGGCCCCGGGCACCATCAAGACCCTGATCGGCAGCACCACCGGTGGCTTGGGCACGTTTATCGAGCAGGTGGGATCTTCAGTCGTGGCTGCGACAAGCGACGAGAAGGATCTCAAGGCCGCGAAGGTCCCGTTCCTGAACAAGTTCTACGGCGAGGTGGATGAGGGCGCGAACATCGGCGGAGCGTCCGATCGGATGCGCAAGGTCCGCGACTCTGTGGCTGAAATTGAGGCGCAGTTCAAGCTGGGCCTGACCCCCCAGATCGGCAGCGAGGAGAAGCGCATGCTGAAGCTAGCTGAAGCGAGCAAGAATTACCAGGAAGCAATCTCAGCGATGCGCAAGGACGAGATCTTCATCGCCAAGAGCGACATGCCCGAGCCTCAGAAAAAGTTGCTGAACCAGCAGATACGGGCGCTGCGCGACAAGCTGGCAACGGTGGTCAATCGGGAATACTTGAAGAGCCTGGAAGAGCAGAAGTGAGAAGGGGGCCACTCGCCCCCTTGATCAGACGAACGGCCGCAGGTCTGGCGGCTTCCACCCGTCTGGCTTGCCGATCTTGCCGCCCTCCAGGATGACGGGCTTTCCACCCACCAGCTTGGCGTCGTTACTTGCCAGCACGGCCTGGTCGGCGCTTGGCTTGTCGAGGTTTGCCATGTAGGCCACGCCGTTGCCGGTCACCTCGGCATCGCACAGGGCGTCCAGTGCGGCGGCGCGCAGGTGCGGCGGGATGTACACCGTCACCTCGCGCTGCTTGAGCTTCATGGCGAACCACTCAAGGTCCACCCGGGTGCGCTCCAGCAGCTTGCCGTAGCCTTCCTTGTGCGGCCGCAGCACCTCCAGGAACTCGCAGATCTCCTCGATGTGGCAGCCGATCTGGACCCCTAGGTCATCAGGGTTCGGTTCTTTGCCGCAGGCCTTGAGCCAGTCGGCGGTGCGCTGGTAGTTGGTCATTCTGCGTCGCTCCTCAATTGCAAACAGATTTTGTTGAGGCAAGCCGCGACTTGATGTCCGGCGATTGCAAAGCGCGAAGCGTCTTGCTCATTCGCGTGATCTTTGAGTGCTTGCGATTCTTTTGTGTCGCCTGTAAGGCGCAGTATTTCGGACACGCAAAAAAGTGTGCGCAACTCTGATTGGCGCAACTTTTCACCTACATCCGTAATGCCCAATGGGTCATCGTGTGTTGGGTAGCGTGCCGCTTTGGCGTTGGTCATGCTTCACCCCCTTCTGCGTCGACGGACTTGGCACGCTGCCACTTGGGCAGGATCGGGTACATCTTGCCGTCGTGGTCGATGAGCATGGGCTCGTTCAGCTCATCCTTGCGAAGGACCGTGCAACCGTGGATTTCGCCAGGCTCAAACCCTTCCTCGACGTTCATCTCGGTGCGGAGATCCTCCATCCACCAGCCTGGCGCGGCGATGACGGGCAGCGGGGTCTCGCCCCACTTCTCGGGCGGGATCAGTTCCTTCAGCGCCTGCAGGCTGTGCTGCACGTTGGCGATCGCATACGTGGTGCTCATTGGTTGCTTTCGTAGTTGAAGCTGTCGGTGTCGCCCAGCCGCCACTTGGCATGCTGCTCGACGCGGTACTTCTTGGTGGCGACCTTGAAGTCAGGCCGCTTCATGTCCTGCGGGTTGAACGCAGGGTCGAAGAACTGGCAACGGTTGTTGGGCTGCAGCGCGAACTGTCCGTTGTCCAGCTTCAGCACGTTGTAGCTCTTGTGTTCATCGACCGACTCGCTGAACGTGAAGTCGGGGATGCGCGGGTCAGGGCTGCAGGTGTCCAGCGTGAACATGAACTCGCCCGGGTAGACCTGCTTGTCCTTGGCGAAGAACTGCGCACGCAGGCCTTTGAGCAAGGGCTTCTCGACCACGGTGACGTGGTAGCTCAGCGCGTCCCAGATCTGCAGCACATCAAGCGGCAGAGTGCCGTCTGTCTGGCCGCTCCAGGTGAACGCACTGATCGGCAGCTTGTCGAACAGCGCACCGTACTGCGGCAGGTAGGTCTCAAAGCGGAAGGCCTCGCCTTTGATGGACTTGACCGAGCACCAGATGCCCTCGACCAGCGGCGCATCCTTGTCGCACTGGAAGTCGTACAGGTACTCGGGCCGGACCAGCACCTTGATGGGTGGGAGGGGGCAGACGAAGCTCATGATTTTGTCTCCAGTTCAATCAGCTTGTCGAGGTAGTGCCGGGCCTTGCGCAGGTCGTCGACCCCGCCCTTCTCGCGCCAGCGGGTCACGTACTTGACGATGTTCCCTTCGAAGAATCCCAGGCCGTTGGCCGCGATGAAGTCCCATGGCTGGATGGGCTTTTGTTGGTAGTGGCTGCCTGCCACCTGTATCTCGTTTGCGCTCATGTCTCTCCTCAGAAAGGGATCTCGCACCAGCACCAGTCGTCGCAGCCGGATAGCTGCACCTCCTGGGGCGGCGATGCTTCGTGTTTGCTGCACCAGCCAGATCGCTGGCCGTGCTTGCACTCTTTGCAGGACTTGTCTTTCAACACCCCCTGCCAATACTCCATCTCGCGGCGTGCGAGGTTGATCTTCACTTGAATCTCTGCGGGTCTCATGTTGCTCCCCCATCGTGCTGCCAGTGGTAGCTGACGATCTTCGGATACTTGTCGTTCTTGGTGACCAGGACGGCCGCCGGCTTGCGCAGGATGGCGTCGCTGTACTCAAGCCATTCAACCGCCTCCTCCGCGCTCCTGGGGATGGCGTCAATGGTTGACCGCTGCATCCACCACTTCTCGGCCTTGACCCTGGCGTAGCCGGTGTGCGACAGGCAGCACCACTCTGACGCCACGCGCAGCATGCCGTCGTAGTATTCGACCCGCAGGCTTGGCGGGCTTCCGTCCTTGTGGTGGATTCGGTAGCGCATGTCGGTGACCACGCAAGAGCGAAAGAGGTCTTCCTGCTGGCTGCTCAGCACGGCGGCAGCGCTGGCCTCGGCGCCATGCTTGATGCGCTCGGGCTCCGGGAACATGAAGCCGCAGTCCAGGCACTGCGTAGCAGCGGCGGATGTCTTGCTGCCGCACTCAGGGCACAGCTTGCTCGGCGCCTCGCCCTTGCGCCCGCCCGTAGCGATGCGCCCCTTGACGGCGTCCACCGGCCCCATCAGCGCGGTGGTGTCGGTGAAGTCAGCCCACAGGCAGTCGGTCTTGCCGGGCGCCAGGCGCATGCCGCGGCCAGCGATCTGCACGTACAGGACCGGGCTCTTGGTGGCCCGCAGCAGGGCAATGAAGTCCAGCTCGGGCACATCAAACCCGGTGGTCAGCACGGCCACGTTGACCAGGCAGCGCAGGCGGCCAGCACGGAAGGCCGCAATCAGGGCTGCACGCTCCGCTTTGGGGGTGTTGGCGCTCACCATATCAACCGACACGCCGCGGCGCTCCAAGGCCTCGCAGACGTGCTTGGCGTGCTCGATCGTGACGGCGAACACCAGCCAGCGCTTGCGGTCGGCCGCGAGCTGCACGATCTCGTCGCAGGTAGCCTCGACCAGATCCTCCTTGTCCGTCACCTTGGCCAGCTCGCTGACCACGTAGTCGTCGCCCGACATTCGCACATCGCGGGTGTCGATGCGGGCCACGGTGGTGGCGGGCACCAGCGGCGACAGGAAGTTGAGTTCCAGCAGCTCACGCATGGTGACCCGGGTGGCCACGTTCGTGAACAGGGGCTCGTCGCCTGCGGTCAGCCACACGCCGTTGCCGCGAAAAGGGGTGCCCGTCCAGCCGATCGTGCGGGCGCTGGGGCAGTAGATGGCCAAGTCGGACAAGAACTTGCGCCACATGCCCGTGTCCTTGGAGTTGATCAGGTGGCAGTTGTGGACCGACTTCCCGTTAGCGAAGTAAGAAGGATGTCCACTGACTCGAAGGTTGAATACAGCCTGAGAGCCTCTTGATTCGACACGCGATATATTGACCAGCCGAGGGAAGAGAGCAGTTTGGTCTTGCGAGCGTCCTGACTGCGACGCTCCAGCGAGCAATGAGAGCCACCGTCCAGTTCGACTCCGATCATCATTGTGATGTTGGCGATGTCGATCTTGTAGTGAGATGGATACCCGCTGTCGGATCGCATCATTGTCTTGACCGGAAACTCGGACTCCCACCCCTCGCCCAGCGCGTGCAGCAGCGCAAGCTGTGGCAAGGGCAGCAATTGCCCGTTGCCCCCACGCTTGATTGGCCTGTGCTTGATTTCCCGCAGTTTTGCCCTCAGACGCTGCCGCGTTTGATTGTTGCTCATTGGGTTCTTGAGCTTCTTTGCACACGACAGCGAGCAGCATTCTTGCTTTTTCCAAGTCGGCTCCGGACAGGCTGACAAGATCTTTCCGCTCTCGTCCTTCTTGATCCACGGGGTAAACAGACTCCCACAGAACGCGCATGCCTTCGACGCTGAAAAGATGCGCTCCGTTCTCCAGTTCCTTGGCTGCGACCCATCCTTTTGTTGTAAAGATTGGGTGGTCTCCGGTGCATCTGAGTGATGTTCCATCGTCAAACTCTAGTTTGTAGAAATCGGTTACTGGCTTTGAAAAGACGGACTCAACAATGCCAATGCCACATTGATTATATACGGCATCGCCGCAACGCAACATATCAATGCGGCGATTTCCAGATGGCGTGGAAATCAGCGTTTCCCCAGTAAAGCATTCGTCGGCGAGCACGATGTCGATGCGCCCCAGCTTGTGGGCGTGCTTCCAGATCGAGCCGATCGTGGCGTAGGTGATCTGGCGGCCCAGGTCCTTGCGGCCGGCACCGGCGCTGTAGATGCCGACGTTGGCCTCGGGCCAGATGGTGACGATCTTGTCGACGTTCTGCTCCAGCAACTCCTTCTGGTGGACCAGCACCAGCACCCTGGTGCCAGGGAACTCGGCGTCCGCCCGTTGCGCCAGGGCGGCGATCATCAGGGACTTGCCTGCACCGACCGCGGCCTCCACGATCGGGTTGCCGCCATCGTTGCGCGCAAACCAGGCCCACAACTCGTCGAGGGCGCGCTGCTGGTAGGGGCGGAGCTTCATCCCCGCCCCCCAACCCGGCGTGGCGATGCCTTGGTGACGTTCCAGTCGGTGGCGCTGTTGCGCTCGCTGTAGTTGTGGCGGTCCAATGACATCACCGCCCGGTTCTGCTGCACCTTCTTCTGCTCGCGCCGCAGCTCTCGCGATGCATTGTCCGGGAGGCTGGTGCGATGCGTCGTGTAGCTCGACGTCTGCAGCTTGTCGATCATTGCCGCATCGCGGCTAGGCGGCTGGTCCCACAGCCGGGTGTTGATCTTGTCCAGGTGCTGCGCCACGAACACGCGCATGCGAAACTTCCACGGGTATCCCAGAGCGGGAGTGCGGCGGAGCATCGGCTGGTGCTCAATGAACGACAGCTTGGTGATGCGCTGCCACTCGTTGACGGCATAGAGCACGGCGCCATCCGCCCGCCAGGCTGCGCACAAGCACTCGTCCCAGGCCCTCTGTGGGTCCACGACTACCGCCTCTTGGTTTGTGGTCTGCTGATTCATGACACCACCTTCGCAGTCTTGATGCCTTGGGCATGCAGCCCGGCCTTGAGCTTGGCCACGTCACCCAGCATGACCTTCTGCTCAAGGGCGCGGATTTCGTGGCTGGTCAGTGCGCCAGGCTGTTCGCCGTTGGCGAACGTCTCGCCGGTGCTGTCGGCGTAGACCACATCACCATTGACATAGTCTTCCTGCGTGGCAAAGCGCTCCAGCAGGATGGGGATGTAACGGTGGCTGGGGCAGCCGATGCGCTGGGCGATCAACCCGATCTCATGGTCCATGTGCTGGCAGTGCCACTCACTGTCGCCGTCCATCTTCGGCGTGCTGTGCGCGCAGGTGCGGCAGTTGACGGCCGGGGCCTTCTCGCCGTGGCAGTGCTCGTGGAAGTCGCACATCTTGCACACGAACCAGGACGGGTCGTTGCTGACACGCAGGGGCGGCTCGTTGGCGGAGATCACCCGCTCGGCCCGGGCCTTCAGCTTGGAGAACTCAACCTGGTCGAAGTGAATCCACTCGGCGTAAAGGTCGTCGGTGTTCTTGTTGACTGCCATGTACATCGCCCGGTCCATGCCGGTGTAGCCCATGTAGGCCTGCATCTGGGCGTAATGCTGGGGCTTGGCCTTCTGGACCTTGTTTTTGACCAGGTCGTTGAATGACTTGTCGCCGTGGGTTTTGTACTCCAGCACGGCCCAGGCCTTGGGCGCCTCTGGGAAGCCGCGACCGGCGCCGTCCATTGAGCCGGCGAAGTGGCCACCCAGGTCTGACACGCGCCACTGCTTGCCGTCGGGCGTGGTGTCGTGAACCTCGACGCCGATGCGCCGCAGGTTGGCGGTGAAGCGTGGCTCGGCCAGTTGGCCGGTCTCAAACAGGCGCAGCATGCGGCCGGGAAACTTCTTGGCATCGACCCACCGGAAAATCATCCACAGGTAGCGCTCGCAGGCGTGGCCGATCAGGCTGGCGCCCAGGTGCGGGCGGTTGCCGTCCTCAGCGTCGTTCTCGTAGGCCTGGTAGATCTTGGCCACTGTGGTGTTCATGGGTTCGGGCAGTGTTGCCATCGGGAGTTCTCCGTGTTTGACCATGCCCCCGCGCGCGAGGGCACAGGCCGGTCAATCGTCTGTGTCGGTTGCTGCTGAAGCAGCGCGCGCGACCTCGATCTTCACGCCGTCCAGCAAGGCGGCGACCAGAGTCTTCTGGCTCGCGCGCTCGACGGTCAGGATGTCGCGAGCGACGTGGCGCAGCGCAACGCTCTTGCTGGATGCTTCGACAAGTCGGAATGCGTCAGGGCCTTGCACGGCGTAGATTTGAGTGTTCATCAGTCAGTACCTCCAACGGCGGTGTCAGTGTCAGCCGGCGATGCGGCGGTTTGAACCTGCTGGCCTACGGCGGCGCCCGCCTGCCGGAGAAGCTGCTGCTCGGCCTGCGATCGGATCTCGCCGATCAGGCCGGCGGACTGTTCAAAAGGCAGCTTGCTCAGGGCGTAGAGCACCAGCTCGACGCCGGGCTGGACCATCTGGATGTTGAGGATGGGAGGTTGGTTTGGCATGTTGCCCTTCAGGCTTTGGTTGGGAAAATGGTGGGGCCTACTCGCTGCACTGCGCTCTGCAGTTCGTGACAACACTGCGCAGCATCCGCTTTCAGCCCCGAATGTCAGGCGGCCTTC